TTACGCCAACGCATTGGCGTTTGTTTTCATACTTTCTAACGCTTGTATAGCCTTGTCATTTTCGGCTTTAGCTGTTTCATCTAATAAATGAGAATAAACATCCATAGTCGTTTTAATATTCTTATGACCTAATCTTTTAGAAATGTAATATATCGATACACCACTATGCAACAAATATGAACAATGTGTATGTCTTATTGAATGTAAGGTGTATTTACCGATACTATTTTCTAGGCAATACTTTTGTAATACTTTAGTTACTGCGTTGTTTGTGATTAATGATTTGCCAGTTTCAAATAAGTAGCCAGACATATTTAATGGCATTTCAGATATAGTTTTTTGTATGATTTTCATATCAGTTCTAGGAACTTCAACGGTTCTATCAGATGTTTCTGTTTTCGTACCCGGTAGATGTATTGTTGATTTATTGAAATCTAAATCATCTTTTTGTAAATTCTGAACTTCACCAAATCTACCACCAGTTACTATCAGAATGTGAATGAATAAGTATGAATGTTTTGTTTTGCCTTTAACATAGTCTTTCAAACCATTAAAGTGTTTTATACTCATGAATTTATCATCTTCTTTTTGAGCTGGTACAGAACCTTTAACAACCGCCTTATAAGTGGGGTCTTTAGTCATCAACCCTTCTTGTATTGCATCTTCTATCGAAACCTTTAAGCAATTATGAATTTTTCTCACTGATTCAGTTGCATGATCTTCGCCGTACCATTTTATGAATTTCCGATACAAAGTAGTGTTTAAACTATCCATTTTAATATCTTCTATATTTTCATTAACAAGAAATAATTTGAATTGGTTTATTGCATTTTCATATGTTTGGTAAGCTCGTGGTGTTATAACATCTTTTTTGTTAACTTCTATCCATTGGTTATAGTAATCTATGAAAGAACTTTTATTGTTTATAATAATTCCATTCATTAGTTGGCTTTTTGCTTCTGTTTCAGCTTCTGTCGCCTCACGTTTAGTTTTAAAACCTTGTTTACGGTAACGCTTCCCTTCATGACCGAAGTAATATCCCCATTTACCATTACTGTATTTTTTTATTGTCATTGTCTGTTCCTCCTAAAAAAAGTAAAAAAATAATAAGGGTAGACATGCTACCCATAAAATTATTCACCTGTTGCGTCTATATATTCCTCTCCGTTACTATCAGTTTTAGGTACCCCTTGTGTTTCTTTTGGTATTGATGGGTCGAAAGCAGAAGGGTGACCACCTACACCTTGCATTTGTGATTCGTCATGGGTAGTTGGTTTTGATTTATTCCATTCTGCTATTTCAGTTTCATTCATATAGTCGTTAGATGTTTCTTGTTTGTTTGATTGGCCTTGTTCTTTAGTTGTGCTGTTGTTTGGATTAACTGATTGATTATTTTCTTGTTGTGCTTTATTGCTAGCTACTGCATCTTTTGTAGGTGTTGATTCATTTTCACTACTACTCTGGCTAACTGATTCATCTTCTGATTTATTTTCGTCATTACTTTCATTTGTTATATCTGCTGCAGCATCATAATCTACCGTTTTTAAATCGCTAAGTTTAATCTTCTTAGACCCTAATTCTTTACCGTCAACACCTTTAGAAGCTTTTAAAGTAACATCTTCGTTATTTTGCAAAGTGTATGTAATTATACCTTTAGCACTTTTGCCTTTTTTAATTTGGTCATCTGAATGTTCAAACCATTCTTTATATTTACCAGTAGTAGGTGTCATACCTATTTCTAAATCATTAACTGTACTATCGCTATCTTGTTTAACTTGCATAGAAGCTAACCATACATTGAAAGGTGTGATTTCCTCTTTATCAGTTTTGTTCTTAACTTCATATTTGAACGCTAATAGTTTTTTATCTGAATTTTTATCATTCACTAAAAAAGTATCTTTTATTGTTAGAACAGCATCATCAATAACTAATGTATCATTTTTGAATTGCGTCTTATTTTCGTTTACTGATTCTGTTTTATTTTCTTGTTTTTTATCGGTATTATTGCCACATGCTCCCAATACTAATGTACTAGCTAATAATAATCCTAAGAACTTTTTCATTTTACATACCCCTTTATTTAATTTTTTTATATTCAAACACACGCAATGGTTCGAAATGAATTAAGTAACCATTATGAAGTGTGGATAAACCATATCTCTTTTTATAGTTAGCAATACATTGTTGTACAAAACATTCTGAAACCTCAAAAAAATTAGCCATCTCGTATAAGTTATGGCAATTATGCTTGAATGCTTCTATTATGCCATTTAATGAAATAACTTGTTCCATAGCATGGCGTCTTGCATATCCTTCGAATTTCCTATGATTAAATATTGTCTGGTCTGTGATGTTACCATAAGTTAATTTGTGATGTGCTATTTCTTCTGCTAGCACTTCTAATTTGTTTTTGTGTGGTAGATGTTTGTCAATTAAAATAACCCCATTATCATAAAACCCCTTAAACCTACCACATAACGAATAAGTATCATCGATAATTACTTGATCGTGATAATCATTCATTAATTCTTCGTACCTAGCCATCCAATCACCCTTTGCGTGCTTTTCTTACAATATCAGCAAATTCACGTATCTTTTTTAATTCTTCTTCTGTAAAATCATCGCCATCTAAGTGAGCAGCTAATGTGTCTTGTTCATCGTTTTTTAATGACAAATCACTCCCCATAAGTTCATCGATGTTAACATTAAAGATTTTTGCTATTTCAACTAAAGTTTTCATTTTAGGAGTATATTTGCCTTTTTCCCATTCACTAATACTAGATGCGCTTTTTCTACCTAATTGGTGCGCTAGATCAATTTGTTCCATATCATGTTTTTGTCTTAAGTATTTTAAATTTTGGCTAAACATATTATATCCTCCTAAAAACTTTATACCTATATTATACATATGTAATCGGAGATTTACAACAGGAAATCCGAAAAATATTTTCGGTAAAAATGAAATATAATGCTTGACTTCGGAAAAACCGTAATGTTATGATGTGGTTAACCTTATTGAAAGGGGTGAAAATATGGACGAGAACACTGTGTTAACTTTAAAAGAATGGCGTGGTCTTAAGGGCTATACAAAAGTTGCGTTAGCAGAGAAATCGGGTGTTAACGAAAGGACGATATATTTGTTTGAAAAAGATGTTAACAATATTCAAAACGCCAATTTTAAAACAGTGAAGAAGTTAGCTGATGCTTTAGATATTAAAGTAGCTAATATTTTTTTGGAGTTCGATTCGGAAAAACCGAAATAAAATCAGAAAGGAGAATTAGATGTTAGATGACAAGGAAACTACCATTAGATATTTATCTACAGAGTTAGGAATGAGTGATAAAAATATAGCAAAACTATTCAAGGTTACAAGGGCTTCTATATCTCACTATAGACGCCGCCACGGAATTTTTAAACAAGATAGTATCGGAAGAAAAGGAGAACTAGCTGTTTTAAGAAGGCTTAACAAGTTAGGTTTTAGAGCAAGAGATATGAACGAGATAGACAAAAGCTATCCATACGACATATTGGTAAACCAAGAAATAAAAATCGAAGTGAAAACAGCTACATTATCAGATGGTAAAAGATTTATTTTCGCTTTAACAGATAAACCATCAAATGGAAACATCGAAAGTGAAACTAGAATAGTTTTATCAAGTGGTCGCACTAGAAAACTTTACAATCATACGGCTGATTACTTCATTTTAGTTGGTGTGGATGTAGACGGTTTAGACTTTTGGGTTATTCCTACAAATGAAATTGATGAAAAACAGTATGGAATATCTTGTTCTATCAATTCTAATAAATACAAAAAATATAAAAATAACTTCGATTTATTAAGGAGTGATTTAAATGACAACTAAAACTTTATGGACAATGGAAGATCTTGAAAAAGAAACGAATTATAAAAGGGATTGGTTAAAACGAAATGTTCTTAAACCCTATCGTAAAGAAATAGAGCAATTCGGTCATTACCCCCAAAATAGAAATGATGAATACAGTTTTATTGGAAGAAAAATGAAACAGTTTATAGAAGAAAAATTCAACGAAATATTCAATAAGGAGTGATCACATGAATGTAACTTTAGCAATTTTAACCGGAGTTTTAGTAATGATGCTGTCATTAGTATTTACGAATGACTTCGCTCATTTAACAGTAATATACTTCGCAACATTTTTCGTAACATACCTTTGGTTTTGGCCAGAGTTTTTCAAGTCAATAAAAAAGACCGCTAAGCACGGCAATGCTTAACAGTCAGAAATTTTACAAAATATACAACTTAAATATACACAATCTTAGGGGGATTAGTCAAATGCAGAAAAGTCATGAAAGTGAAATCGTTACTTACCTAGTCAAAGAAAAAGATGGAAAACAGCGCTATATCACTAACAAACCTAATCATCCAGATAATGCTAACTATAATATTCAACGTAGAAATGCTAGACGTTTAACAGGACTAGAGGAAATAGATGTTGATTGGTCAGAACATTTAATAGAAAAAGAAACTACAGTTACAACAATATATCATCAAACATTCAGCATAGATGAATTACGGGAGGTTCAAGATGACTGAAGAACAAGATATTTTTAATCAGTTGGGAATCAAAAATTTATCTCAACAAAATAAAGAAAAGTATTACAAGTTTGTGGTGTATGGTCGACCTGGAACTGGAAAAACAACATCACTGACTAGAGAAAACAATGCTCTAGTATTAGATATAAATGAAGATGGAACAACTGTTGTAGAGGATGGATTAGGCGTTTCAATTACTAGTTTTAATCACTTAGCAAAAGTAATACAAGAATTGCCTAATATTTTAACTAAAGCTAGGGATAACGGGCAGTCAATCGACATAGTAGTTATTGAAACAGTACAGAAGTTACGTGATATAACACTTGATCAAGTTATGAAAGGTAAAACACGCAAACCTCAATTTACAGATTGGGGAGAAGTAGCAACAAGAATTATCAGTATGTATCGATTTATAAGTAAACTTCAACAAGAATATAAATTTCATTTCGCTATCACAGGTCATGAAGGAAATAGCTCTGATAAACGAGAAGATGGAACGTTATTCAACCCATCAGTAACTATAAAAGCACAAGATTCTATAAGGGATGCAGTAATAAGTCAATCTGATGTATTAGCCAGAACTTATACAGAAACAGATGTTAAAGACGGCGAAAAACATACTAGATGGATATTTAGCGTAGAACCTTCAGAAGATTATGAAACGAAGGTAAGACACTCCCCATCAGTAACATTAAATAATAAGAAATTTGAAAGTGCATCTTTATCAATGTTAGTAGATGCAATAAGAAACGGAAACTAAAAAATAAAAATTAAAGGACGGTATATAAATTATGAAAATTAACGGACAAGCTCAACACATTAAAGAAACAAATCAAGAAGCATTCTTAAAAGGTGGCGACTTCTTAGGAGCTGGAGAATTTACAGTTAAGGTTAAAGACGTTGAATTTAATGATAAAGAAAACAGATATTTTACGGTTGTATTTGAAAATAGCGAAGGTAAGCAATATAAACACAATCAATTCGTACCACCATTCCAACAAGACTTTCAAGAAAAGCAATATGTTGAGTTTTTAAGTAGATTAGGAATCAAATTGAACTTACCAGACTTATCATTCAATACTGATGAATTAATCAACAAAATGGGAACTATCGTTTTAAAACACAAATTAAATGAAGATCAAGGCAAATACTTTGTACGACTTTCGTTTGTAAAAGTTTGGAACAAAGGTGATGAAGTAGTTAATAAACCAGTACCTAAAACTGATGATATGAAACGTGAAGAACAACAAGGTAGTGGACAAGGGCAACAAAAAGAATCATTAAGTGACCAAAGTAATCCGTTTGCTAATGCTAATGGTCCGATTGATATTAGCGATGATGACTTACCATTTTAGGAAGTGATTAAATGCAACAAATTACAAGATACCAACTGGATAGCGACGGTACATATTCCGTCGTTGCCACTGGTGTTGAATTAGCAAATAGTCATACAGAATTAATAGACAACGGTTACAAATTAAACGCTGATGTAACTGTTCCAGATAATAAATTAATTTCAACGGATCAACGTAAAAAGATATTCGCTATGTGCAGAGATATTGAGTTGTATTGGGGCGAACCAGTAGAAGCATTGCGTCAAAGATTCCAAAGTGAATTGGAAATAATGAACGGTTATGAACGCATCAGTTTACGAGATTGTACAAGAAAAATAGCGAGTGAATTAATCGAACTTATTATAGCATTCATGTTTCACCATCAAGTGCCAATGAGAGTAGAAACTAGCAAGTTGTTACATGGTGATAAAGCAATGTTGTATTGGGCTACAGTTAGTAGAAATTGTGTGATATGTGGAGAACAAAAAGCAGACTTAGCACATTATGAAACTGTCGGACGAGGTATGAATCGTAGAACAATGAATCATTACGGAAAACATGTACTTGCGCTTTGCAGACGTCATCACAACGAACAACATAATATTGGTGTTAAATCATTTGATGATAAATATCACTTGCACAACAGTTGGATAGCAGTAGATCACAAATTAAATAGCATGTTACGAGGTGAGAAACAATGATAGCACGACCTCTAAATTATAGAGATAGGTGTTTAATGGGTCATAGAATAGCGATTCTTAGAATAGACTCAAGTCAAACACAATCCGTATTCGGTAAGAAATACGACGTTAACAGATTAGCAGTCATCAGATGGGAAAACGGTGTGCACATACCGAGAATGAATGTATTAAAACAAATGGCAAAAGATTACAACACAACAGTTGAATGGATCTTGTACGGAGAAGGTGAGAAACATGGCGACATTCAGAACAGTTAAACAAGATGGTGATTTCGTATTAGTTCACAAAGGATTTATTTACGATGATAAATTATCTGCGAGAGCTAAAGGAGTTTTACTTTACTTATTAAGTCGTCCTAATGATTGGCAAATATATACGAGTGAAGTCCAGAAACACATGAAAGACGGAGTTAAATCAGTTAACACTGCTGTAAACGAATTAATAAATGTAGGATATATAAAACGCACTTTAAAACGTAGTGATAAAGGTACATTCAAAGGATACGAATACTTAGTTTATGAAACGCCAACCGAAATGCCTTTCGCGGAAAACGGGCAAACGGAAAACGGTTTGACGGAAAACGGGCAAACGGAAAACCGTCAAAGGCATACTACTAATAATAATAGAACTAATAATGATTTAACTAATAATAACAATACTAATAATGATAAAACCATTATGTCGGGAAACCCGACCTACACTCCATACAAAGAAATTATCGATTATCTAAACGAAAAGACAGGAAAACGATTCAGTCATAAATCTAAAGCTAATCAAAAACTAATACAGGCTAGATTTAACGAAGATAATTCAAAAGAAGATTTCTTTAAAGTCATAGATAACATGGCAGCACAATGGAAAGGTCATCACAAGATGGATGAATACCTAAGACCTAAAACATTATTCAGTGGGAACTTTGATAATTACCTAAACCAACAAGTAAGTAATAAGGAAACAGAAAACAATCCTTATGCCAATCTATTTTAGGGAGTGAGTAAATGAATCCCTTTGAGAATATAGCAAAACAAACAGGATTTAAAAATAATATCGTTAAACAAGATTATGGATTGAAATGTGATAAGTGTGGTCGTGACTATGACTATTACGAATTTGATAATGGTCAAGTAGTTAAAGATGGTTGTGACTGCGAAATGATAGAGCTAGCCAAACAAAAGAAACTAGAGTTTGAAAAGCGTAATAAATCAGCTAAAGCTAACAACATATTCAAGAAATCTATTATCAATGATGATCTATCACAATGTACATTCGATAACTATAAAGCTACTAATGAAGAATTAGCAAGAGCTAAGGCATTGTGTGAGAGATACGCAGACAACTTCAATTTAGACAATAAGCAATCATTATTACTACAAGGTTCATTTGGTACAGGTAAATCACACTTATCAATGTCTGTAGTTAAAGCAGTTAGGTCAAAAGGTTATTCAGCGTTGTACATGAATGTGCCACAACTTATTTCAACTATCAAAGGTACCTATAACAAGAACACTAATCTTACGGAACAAGAATTGAATCAGATTATAAGCGAAGTAGATTTAATGGTATTTGATGATTTTGGTATCAATATGAATGAATTTGCAACAGGTAAGATGTTCGAGTTAATCGAGTCAAGAGTAGGTAAGCACAATATATATACTACTAATCTTAATGCACAAGAACTAAGCAAAAATAAAGACGCACAACGTATCTTTAGCCGAATGATGTCTAATACAACATTAATTAAAATGGATGGCGAAGATTTCAGAATGAGAGGTATTAAATTTTGATTACCAAACAATTTATTACACAAAATCTTAAATGTTCAGATATATACGCACAGAAGCTCATAGACTATGCACAAGGCGACAAAGAAGTTTTGTACAACCTATTTATCCAAAAACTAAATCAACGCCAAAATACACCAGCTATACGCGAGGTGAAGTGATTGGGATTACAACAGAGATACACATTAAAAGATAAAAATGGAAAAGTAGTGGCTACAGTTATTCCACTAGATAGAAACAGAAATAGCGTAGCTGGATTGAAAAAGTCATTAGGAATTGATGAAGATATCGTAACTGACGAAAGATTAGATGAAATCAAGCGTATATATAACCTGAATGACAAAGAACAAACAAGCATATTTGATTATCTATAGGAGTGAATAAATGAAACGTATAGAGCTAACAGTAGATGCACCTATGGCATCACCTAGACCAAGGTTTAGGAATGTAGGTAAATATGTTCAAACGTATATGCCTGCTAAATATACAAACCATAAGAGGATGTTAAGAAAGCAGATGCCTTACATGATGATAGACAAACCTATTAGATTAACAATAGAGTTTCACTTCCCATTGCTTAAGTCATGGAGTAAGAAGAAACATGTGGCGATGGTTGGACAGTATAAACGTACGAAACCAGATATAGATAACTTAATCAAAACAGTGTTAGATGCTGCTAATGGTCACTTATGGAATGACGATAATCAAATAGTAGAAATCAAAAGTTTTAAGAAGTACGCAGAAACTCCGAAAGTGATTATGGAATTAGAGTACTGGAGTGATCTAAGTGAATGATGAAACAACAATTACATTAAAAATCAAAGTAGAAGTGGAACAAGAGGTAACTGTGCCTGTGAAAGCTAACTATGATTTAGAAAGTATTAAGGAACGTGAAGCAGATAAAGCATATGACAAGTATGTAAATAACCCAGAAAGACTAGGGTTTGAAGATATTAAATTCAAGGACGTATCAGACGTACAAGTTAAAGATTATTAGGAGGACGAGAAAAATGATAACAATAACTGCTAACGGTGTTGAATATGACATTATGGGCGAAAACTTTAAATCTATGGAACGTAATGGATTATCAGCTGAAGGTATTAGAAATCGCATAATTAGAAATTGGTCTTTAAACGAGGCGTGTCATGTTCCTAAAAGAATGAATATAGATGAATATAGAACATTACAACAAACATTGATTAAGGAAGAAGATACTTCCGAAGCGAAAGCGAGATACAAAGAAGAACGTTTAAGAAAACAAAAACCTCATTTATTTAATGTAGAACAACAACATAGAGAAAGTAAATATGCCAAGTATTTATGGAATAGTTATAAATTTAAGTGTGCAGAGGTGGCTGAATAGATGCGAATAGATCAATTAGATATTGGTTACACAGTTTGGTTTATTAAACCTGGTGGACAGCTTTCTGAATATGGAATAGTAAAAGAATTAATATTTAATGACGGAAACCCAATAGCAGTTATTGAAATGGGAGAATTCACAAAAGAAATTGACGATACTTACGATATAGCGATAGGAGAGATAGGCAATGCAAAATACATTAGGTGATTTAAACAATCATTTATTCGCACAACTTGAAAGATTAAATGATGAAGAGATTAAAGGCGATGACTTAAAAGAAGAAATAGAACGTTCAAAAGCAGTATCAAATATTGCAAAAGGGATTATAGATAATGGCAACCTTGTACTACAAGCACAGAAATTTGCAGATGACCAATTAGATGCAAATGGTGAAATGCCTAAACTATTGAACGGTGGTGCATGACATGACACATATTTGGACAGAGGAAGAAAAGCAATTTCTTAGAGATAACATACAAGGGACTCCGATTCACGATTTAACAAAATTATTTAATGAACATTTTGACTCCGATATGACATACACGCAGATAAGAGCTACAACAAAACGCTTGAAATTAAAATGCGGTGTGTCAGCGCGATTTACCAAAGGTCATGTTACATGGAACAAAGGCATACCGATTTATAACAAGAAATGCGAAAAGACACAATTCAAAAAAGGTGATAAACCTAAAACTACTTTGCCTATAGGTACCGAACGTATCAATAGTTATGGATATGTAGTGATAAAAGTTTCTAATGAAGGCGGATACAACCATAGATGGAAATTGAAACATAAATTTATTTGGGAAGAAAAGTACGGTAAAGTGCCACCTAAACATAATTTAATATTCTTAGATGGAGATAAGACTAATAATGATTTGTCTAACATAGCACTAATAAAAAGAAGTGAGTTAGCAAGATTGAACCATCAGAACTTGATATACAGTGACGCAGAATTAACTCGGACGAGTATTAATATAGTTAAGATACAAAATAAGATTGCTGAGCGTAAGAAATGATCCTATCCAACACAATAGATATTCGCTACAAATATAACACTGGTGGGATGAACACAGTGGAAATGACACAGTTGCTAAAGTATTATCGATTTCGCGGATTCTTAAAGTCTGTAAACATTCGTAGTTTTATCGTAGCAGTACTACCAGAGGATAAAGCACATAACAGGAAAGTAATGGAGGGGTTAAGGAATGAAAATCAAAACTATGAAACAACTAAACTTACCACAGTTGATTGAATGGGGATTTGAAAATGATGTAAAGAATGAATGTTTTTTAACACATGACAGCGAAGGGAATACATCGGAAGTTCATTTTGATATAACAGGATTGCCAAAGTTTTCAAGCATGGTTGATAAGAGCGACACTTTCACAATCGAAGTCGAGGAAACATTAACAATAGACACAGTGTTTCCATCATTAGCAGTAGTAAGAAAACAACATTTTGCATCCGGAAACTCTACTGTACATGTGACTAAAATTAATAACAAGAGTATTAGAAGCTTGATTGGAAAACAACCTATTAACTCTACATTTGAATACAAAGAAGTTTACCTTATGGACGATGATAAATTAGGTCAATGTATATGGCGTGACGGAAAGCTGGTGGAGTAGATGATACCGAAGTTTAGATTTTGGGATAAGGATGAGAAGTATTTTATAACAGAGGCAACAATTGTGTTAGATAAAGACGGAAGTGTTGAAGGAATTGAATATTATCATACGAAATTAGGACATTCAGTCTATAACGACATAAGTTATTACGAACTCCTCCAATTCACAGGACTTAAAGACAAGAACGATGTGGAGATATACGACAAAGATATTGTGAGAGATTCTTATGGTGATGTTTTCTTAATTGAGTGGTTAGACGGTAGCTTTGTACTAACTGACTTTTTCAGTGGTGGATATGACCATTGCAGTATAGATGATTTAGAAGCATATGAAGTAATTGGTAATCAATTTGAACATCCACATTTACTAGAGGAGTGATGGCGAGTGAATCTGGAAGAAGAAACAATAATCCATAGAAGCACTATGAAGTTGATGGATAAATTATATAAAGCGCTAAAACAACGCGACCAATACAAAGCAGAACGCGACACATGCCTTGAAGATATTGAGAAGTTGCGTAAGGCGTTAATTAAGACACAAAATTTAGCAGATGAATTAATGGAGTATCAAGTTAAGTATATTAATCTTACCAACCACATACGTATGAAAGCAGAAAACAACCCTGGAGTAAGTCGCTATATAGATTTGGTTAACTACATTGATAGATTGGAGCGTGCAGACGATGAAAGATAGAGAGTATAAAGCGATTTGGCAGAAGTTTAAAGAAATGAGAATGCAAGAATATATAAAACTTCATCGCACAGTTAATCAAATTATAAAACCTAATAACCAATACTATTTATTTCAAGTAGCCAATGCAATGGTAGGTAAAAGAGATTTGGCACATATGTTAAAAGAAATGGACAAACTAGACAACACAAACGAATTTAGCAACTTACTAAGCGATATGGAGGACGAGTAGGATGGAATATATAGTTAATAAATCATTACCTCGTTCAGTGGAAGAAATAAAACTAATTAAAGTAGTGACAACTATAGGTAATGGTACCCACGATGACCCATATAGAGAAGTTGAAGCATTGTACGAAAAAGATGGAAGATTAATAGCTGTCTTAGATAATTTTAAACCTACGGAGGACAAAAATGACTAAATTACAAATCAAACTATTAAGCGACAACGCAATTAAACCTAAACGCGCAGATGATGAAAGTGCTGGTTATGACATATACGCAGCAGAAACAGTGATACTTGAACCACAACAGAAAGCATTGATTGCTACTGATCTAGCAGTGAACATTCCTAAAGGTTATGTGGGATTACTAACAAGCAGAAGTGGTGTAAGTAGTAAGACACATCTTGTAGTTGAGACAGGCAAGATAGATTCGGGCTATCAAGGTCATATGAGGATTAACGTTAAGAATGATGAACAACAAACAAATGAGATAGGGCTACATTTTAACGGTATAGATGGTAAGCCTTTAGAAACTACAAATAATCATGTTTTCTTGAGAACATACAAAATACAAAAAGGCGACCGACTAGCACAGTTAGTTATCGTACCAATATGGACGCCAGAGTTAGAACCAGTTAAGGAGTTTAGCAATGAATCAGCAAGAGGAGACAAAGGTTTCGGATCAAGTGGAACAAGATAAAGATATTCTCGAAAAAGTTAAGGAAGTGTTGAGGAAATGAGAGCTACAATTTGTGGGATTTTAGGAGTCTTATTTATTAGGGCGGTGTTCGAATTAATTGGTTCACCATTTCATACGGATAAACCAATAGACATTGGAATGGTATTTTGTATATTTATCGCATGTGCGGCTTCGCAATTAATTAAACAGGCTAAGGAGTGAGTGTGGATGAGTGAAAATGAATTGTATCTGATGACATATGTAATTTTGTTTATAGCTTCTCTTATCTCTACTATTGGATTCTACAAACTTAAAGAATATAAATACGCTATAGGCAATACTTTTCTTACGGTATTCACCTTGTTTGCATCAATCATTATTTTGCTAAGGCTAATGGAGGTCATATAATGCAATACCTAATACGCACACTAACAGATTCAACCGGTCACCCTTTCGTTCACATAACTAAAGCACGAGAGAATGAAAAGTTTACTGTTGTTGAGGCAGAGAGTAAGGAAGAGGCGGAACGATTATATAGAGCTGTTCAATTGAAGAATGCATTAAGCAGCTTGAGTAAAGGGGCAAGTAACTTAAGAAAAGCTATATGGAAGGACAGTGAGTGAGATGGAAGTAGATTTTATAATTAATTTGTTATTATTAATAGGTTTTGCAACTGTTATATTTTTTTACATTCGTAAGCGAGAAGGGATAACGGATTTATTATTTATAGTTGCGATTCTAGTATTACTGGGTGTTGTTATTAGAAGGGATATCGATTTTGCAGTACCTTTAATATGTTTGATTATCATAGATGAAATTAGACGAATGAGAAGGGAAATGGTTAAAAAATGAAACCAATATTAAAAACATTTATGATCATTGCATTGTATGAATTATCGAAAGAAATAACTTATGAAATCATTTGTCGTAAACAAGCTAACGATATGGTTGAACAGCCCAAAGATTATCATGAGGATTCATGGCTGTATCAATATTAATGGAGGGTATTGAATGTACAATCAAAATGAAATAAGAAATATGATTGATGATTATAAAAGTATGTGCAACTTATTAGAGGAACTATTACCTGAATTAGATAGTAATTCAATTGCCCAATATGGAACAGAAGCTAGTTTGCCCAAACCACAAGGCGTGAATAATAGTAAAGTTGAATCTAGTGTAGTTGTTAGGGACAAAGCAACTAAGCGACAAGGTAAATTGATAGATAAGATAGAGTTTATTAATTGTAAGCAAGAACAGTTAGAGGATGATAATGATTATTTCTTTTTAGAGTTATGGAAGATGGGTAAGAAACGTAACGACATATTAATTATTATGAACATAAACAGAAATGAATATTCTGATACAAGACAGAGAATAGTTAATGAATTATACAACATGCAAACCACATGACAAAAATGACGAAAATGACGGTTATGACAGTTGTGACACTATTTTATAATATATATAAATTTGAAGTATAATATAGTTATCAGGACAGGAGCCTGACGGAGAGTTTCTCCTTCTCTCCACCATTTAATTCTCTTATTTTTCCATTAAACTAAAACGTTACTTCCTCCTAAGAAAAGAATACGTTTATGGCACTCGCTAAAAAGTGGGTGCCTTTTTTATGTGTATAGGCTATAATAAAAGCGTAGTACAATATAAATGATGGAGGAATGGGAAAATGGATAAATTATCTATTATGAAAGTATTAAAAGAACAAGTTAAGGGGACTATGAAGTTTGATTTGATACAAAATGAAGAAGTGTTGCAACATGTATCGTTGTTGTTAGCAAAAACTAACGTCCAAGTTACAGATAGTAATAGTTTGATTGTTGAGGTTGCCCCCAAAGAATATAAAGTATACGTTATTGGTATTAAGAGATTTTACATTGTATCAGCGGGATTTAATGGTAAGGCTTCTCAAATGGAAATTTTAAACAATATTAACAAAGTGAAAATAAAAAGCAAAGTAGATTTAGATGATACAGTTTATTGCGAAGAAATCGAATTAAATGATATTAAAGTAACTGTAAGTGAAGACACTTTACGTTTCAGTGAGTTTATAGATACAGCATTAAAAACATTCTAATTACAACGCCTCTAAAAGGCGTTTTTTTATACACAAATTCAAATAAGCAATTAGCGATAAGAAGGTGATAGTATACGATGACTGAATTAAACATTAAGCAGCAAAGGTTTGCGGATGAATATATTAAAAGTGGTAATGCTACAGATGCGTATGTGAAGGCTGGTTATTCGAAAAACAAAGCTAATACAAACGCAACTAAACTACTACAAAATACTACAATTAAAAATTATATTAAAAAACGCATAGAACAAGTACAAGAAGAAAGTTTAATGAGTGTTACTGAAGCTTTAGCTATTTCGGCATCAATTGCACGAGGAGAGCCACAACAAGCATACAGTAAACGATATGACCATTTAACTGATGAAGTTGATAGAGAAACAACCTATACTATTACGCCCGACTTTGAAGAAAGGCAAAGGTCTATTGATCATATACTTAAAGTTCACGGTGCGTATTTGGATAGAAAAGAAATCAATGCAACAATTACACCGGAATTTATAGACTCTATAGAGTAGGTGTTGCTATGAGTAAATTAGTAATAGACTTAGCAGATATTATACCTAAACACTTTCATGATTTATGGCGTGCCACCAAAGATAAAAATATAATGAATATCATAGCAAAAGGTGGACGTGGTAGTGGCAAATCATCTGATATTTCGCATATCATTGTGCAACTGATAATGCGTCAACCAATCAATGCAGTTGTTATAAGAAAGACTGACAACACGTTAGCTACATCAGTGTTTGAACAAATTAAATGGGCAATTGAAGAACAAAAGGTATCTCATTTATTTAAAGTGAAAGTTTCACCAATGGAAATAACATATATACCTAGAGGGAATCGAATTATCTTTAGAGGTGCGCAGAATCCAGAGCGCTTAAAATCCTTAAAAGACAGTCGATTCCCTTTTTCTGTTGCATGGTTTGAGGAGTTAGCTGAATTCAAAACAGAAGATGAAGTTACAACAATAACAAACTCAATAGTTCGTGGTGAATTGCCAGAAGGTCTTAATTACAAAATGTTCTTCTCATACAACCCACCTAAACGAAAACAATCGTGGGTTAATAAGAAATACGAAACTTCATTCCAACCTGATAACACATTCGTTCATCACTCTACATACTTAGACAACCCTTTTATATCCAAACAATTTATAAAGGAAGCAGAGGGAGCTAAGGAAAGAAACGAATTACGTTATAGATGGGAATATATGGGTGAGGCAATAGGGAGCGGTGTTGTGCCATTTAACAATTTACAAGTGGAACCAATACCACAAGAAATGATTGATAGTTTCGACAACATACGTAACGCAGTTGACTTTGGTTATGCTGCAGACCCATTAGCGTTTGTACGTTGGCATTACGATAAAAAGAAACGTACTATATACGCTATTGATGAACATTACGGTGTACAGATTAGTAATAGAGAGTTTGCTAACTGGTTATGGAAAAAGGGTTATCAATCTGACTATATCTATGCAGATAGTGCAGAACCTAAATCAATCGCAGAATTAAAAAAAGAACATGGTATAAAACAGGTTAGACCAGTTAAAAAGGGTCCAGATAGTGTTGAATATGGAGAGCAATGGTTAGATGATTTAGACGCTATAGTAATTGACCCTAAACGAACACCTAACATTGCTAGAGAGTTCGAAAACATAGATTACGAAACAGATAAAGATGGCAACATTAAACCTAGATTAGAAGATAAAGATAATCACAGTATAGATGCTACGAGATACGCACTAGAACGTGATATGAAACAAACTGCATTATCAATACTGAAATAAGAAGGTGATTAACATATACATGCCAAATGAAACGCCATACGGAGAACGTATTGTTGAAGCAATAAAGCCACAATATGAAACACAAGAAGAAATGATAGTTAGGTTAATCAATGATCATAAGCAGAATATAAACGATATAACTATTGGCCAACGTTATTATGACAAAAAGAGTGACATACTAGATATAAAAGCTAAATTAGATGCAGATGGCAACGTAGATATAGATAAACCAGATTGGCGTATTACTACTAACTTTCATCAAAACCTAGTAGACCAAAAGGTTGGATATACAGTTGGAAATCCAGTAACCCTATCATGTGATAATGAACAAGCTACTAAACAATTAGATGAGTTCTTTGATAATCGTTGGGATAACAAGCTAATAGACATACTAACTGCTGCAAGTAATAAAGGTATTGAGTGGTTACAACCTTATATTGATGAACAAGGTGAGTTTAAACTATTCAGAGTACCTGCAGAACAAGCTATACCTATTTGGACTGATAAAGAACGTGAGAAGTTACAAGCGTTCATCCGATTCTATACGTTAAATGATGAAGAAAAGGTAGAGTATTGGACTGAAAAGGAAGTTACTTATTATGTAAAAGAATATGAACAACTAATACCAGATTATTATCATGGTGAGAATAACGTACAACCTCATTTTAACGGTGGCAATTGGGGTAAGGTACCTTTTATACCATTTAAGAATAACCCCGAAGAAATAAGCGATATTCACATGTACAAAACAATAATTGATGCTATCGATAAACGTTTATCAGATACACAGAATATGTTTGATGAATCTGCTGAATTAATCTACATTCTTAAAGGTTATGAAGGTGAAGATTTAAAAGAGTTTATGCGTAATCTTAAATATTACAAAGCGATTAATGTAGATGGAGATAACGGCGGTGTTGATACTATTCAAGTGGAAGTACCAGTAGCAAGCACTAAAGAGTATTTAGAGCTTATGCGTGCATATCTAATGGAATTTGGACAGGCAGTTGATTTCCAAACAGATAAATTTGGTAATAGTCCTAGTGGTATCGCACTTAAATTCTTATATGGCAACTTAGATTTGAAAGCAAATAAGCTACGCAATAAAACACAAGTAGCTATTCAAGAGTTGTTAGAATACGTTATTGATTTTCACGACATCAAAGTAGATGTTAAAGATATTGAAATTGTATTTAACTATAACCGTATGATGAATGAGTTAGAGCAATCACAAATTGGCGCTCAATCTCAATACTTATCTAAAGAAACACTTGTTACTAATCACCCATGGGTTACTGACCCTTCTGCTGAATTAGATCGTATGGAACAAGAACATATTGAGTATCAAGAACAGATGATACAAGAAGAAGGTGACGTTGATGGCGAAGAACAACAAGGACAAGAAAAAGAAGAACGTCAAGATACGAAACCAAAGTGATTCCGATAACTATATTGAATTCTTAATGTCTTTAGCTCTCAAAGCTTTAGACATTGTTTTTTTGCGTTTAATTCGCTCTATCAAAGCAGATATAGCAGAGATGTATGAACGTTACCAGTCGGGTGATGATTTTGTTACATGGACTGAATTCAATAAGTTTAATCGTATGAATAAGCTATTGAAACGTATAGAGAATGAAGCAAAGAAGGAATACGTAGAAGTTGCTAAAGAGATTAAAGAGTCACAAGAAGTTGTATATATAGAAAAACATATGACAGATATGTATATATTCGAACAGGCTAGTCAAGTGCCTATGGATTTCGAAGTACCTGGTAAGCGAGAAGTAGAGAAAGCAATAGAGCAACCTATTGATAAGATTAAGTTAGATCCTACGTTACAGAAACATCGTGAGAATGTAGTTGATAAGATAAGAGTCATTATTACACAAGGTGTTATGAACGGCGATGGTTACGCAAAGGTAGCACAAGCTATTGAAAAGGAATTGCAAATGTCTAAACAACAAGCTATGAGGGTTGCGCGTACTGAATTAGGTAGGGCGCAATCACAAGCTGCGTTAGATAGTGCGATGGACGCTAAAAAGAATGGTTTAGATATGAAAAAGAAGTGGTTAGCTACATTAGATACACGTACACGCCATACACATCAACATCTAGATGGGCAATCAGTAGATATTGAAGAACCATTTGAATCTAGTGGATGTAAAGGGCAAGCGCCACACTTATTTGTAGGCATAAATAGTGCTAAAGAAAATATTAACTGTAGATGTACATTAATGTTCTATATGGACGACGATGAACTACCTACGGTGCGCAGAGGACGTAATGTCGATGGTAGTACAGAGGTTATCCCATTCAAAACTTATAGGCAATGGTACGAGGAGCATTACAAACCAAAAGAAAAAGAAATAAACCAAGATAATGCTAGAAAAGAGTTACTTGATTTAATAGAAAATGGTAAAATTAAACTAACAATTAACAAACAATCTCAAGAAAAACATAGACCTGGTACGAATCAATACAAGGCTAAAGTCGAAAAAATGAAAAACACTGGTTATCAACCAAGTATTATTGATGTATCAGATACAGAACTAGAAGATTACATCTTATCTAATCATGGTAAAGGTGATGTATTAGTAACTGGTAATGGTTCGTTCAAAAAGACGGAAGTCTTAGATTTCGGTAAAGTTATCGGTAAGTCCTATGTTGATGGGGAATATGTTGAAACGAAATATGGTAAAGTACATTATTCTAAAACAGGTACACATGTAGTACCGTTTATATATGGTTAGGAGGGATTATAATGTATCTATATGATTATATTGGTAAAAATGTAAAAGTCGAAACAAATGACGGTAGAACATTTGAAGGTAGAGCAATAGGTGTAGATGATGATGACGACAATGAAAGTGGTTATTACTCATTAAATATCAAATTAAATAAAAAGGATAACTTTATAATTGACCTCGATGAACCAGAAATTACATCAATAGAAATAATTAATTAACACTTTGTAGTAGACCTCATTATTGTAGGTCTATTTTTTATAAAAGTATAAGGAGTGATTATATGGAAGTAAATTCAGTTTACTTGGACTTAGAAACTTATAGCGAATTACTAGTTAAAGCTAATTTATATGACAAAATAAAAGAGAATATAAATAAACCAACTGATATTAAAGTGATTAGCAAGGCTGATATGGAAATATTATCAAAAAGTATAAAAGAAATTTAGTAGCTAAATTACTCGCCCTAGACATGGCGTTAAAAGGTCTATTTTTTATGCAAAAATTCTTCGTGGCGTTGCACGTAAAACTCGTAAAAGGAGCAAATGAAAATGGACTTAAACGCAGTGTTAACTCAATTTGAAAACGGTGAGATAGATAAACAAAAGGTTATTGATTCTGTAGAAGAAATGAATTCGGGTATGGTACCACGTTCTCGTCTGAATGATAAGAACGCCCAAATCAAAGACTTAAATGAAGAAATAGCTAACCGTGATTCTCAAATTGAAAAGTTAGAGAAATCAGTAGAAAAAGATAGCGACGCTCAAAAAGAGGTTGAAAAACTTAAACAAGAAAATGCTGATTGGCAAGAAAAGTACCAACAAACACAACTGAATAACGCAATCAAATTAGGTGTAGCAAAAGATGCTAATGATCCTGATGATATTCTAGCTTTCATCAAGACTGATGGCCTAGAATTGCAAGACGATGGCAAAGTGAAAGGTTTAGATGACGCATTAGAAAGTTTGCGTGAATCAAAGCCTTATTTATTTGCAGATAATAAAAAAACAGGTAATAGCCCTGTTGATGGGAACAATCCAACCAGTGGTATTACCAAAGAGCAATTTGACAAAATGGGTGTCGCAGAACGTAATGAATTATTTACATCTAATCCCGACACTTATAACCAATTAGCTCAACAATAATAGAAAAGAGGTTATAACATGGCTCAAGGAACAACTAAAAAAGCAACACAAATTATTCCAGAAGTATTAAAACCAATGATGCAAGCAGAATTAGAAAATAACTTACGATTTGCTGGATTCGCAGATATCGACAACACATTAGTAGGTCAACCAGGTGATACTTTATCATTCCCTGCTTTCTTATATAGTGGAGATGCTGTAGTAGTAGCAGAGGGTGAAGAAATTCCGATTGACCGATTAGAAACAGCAAGACGAGAAGCTAAGATTCGAAAAACTGGTAAAGGTACTGAAATCACTGACGAAGTATTATTAAGTGGTTACGGTGACCCTCAAGGCGAAGCAGTACGTCAACATGGTTTAGCACACGCTAACAAAGTAGATAACGATGTATTAGAAGCATTAAGAGGAGCAACGGTTAAAGTTGATGCTGATGTAACAACTATTGCTGGTGTAGAACAAGCAATTGATGCGTTTAACGATGAAGATTTGGAACCAACTGTTTTATTTATCAATCCTAAAGACGCAACTAAATTACGTAATAGTGCTGGAATTAACTTCACTCGTGCAACTGATTTAGGTGATGATATTTTGGTTAAAGGTGCGTTCGGTGAAGTATTAGGTGCAATTATCGTGCGTTCTAATAAATTAAGTGAAGGTGAATCGTATATTGCTAAACGTGGAGCAGTTAAGTTAATCACAAAACGTGAATTTTTCTTAGAAACTGATCGCGATGCTTCTCGTAAAGCAACTGCGTTATTCTCTGATAAACACTATGTTGCTTACCTATACGATGAATCTAAAGTAGTTAAAATTGGTGTAGCTAGCACAGGCGCATAAAGGAGTGATTCATAGTGACGAATAAAGTAATCAAGCATTTTACCGACTTACAAGACAGTAACCATGAATACAACGAAGGTGATGTTTTCCCTCGTAAAGGTAAAGAAGTAAGTGAAGAAAGATTAACTGAATTATCCACAAAGAATAACCGTCAAGGTGTGCCTTTGATTGAGCGTGTACAAGAGAAAACTAACTACAATGATATGAAAGTATCAGAATTGAAAGAACTTGCTAAAGAACGTGAAATTGAGGGCTACAGTGATATGAAGAAAGCGCAATTAGTTGAGGTATTAGAGGGTGATAAGTAATGGACGCACAAGACGTCAAACTATTAAATCAACTACCATTAGACAATACTGATAACGATGAAACTTTCAAGAAACTTATTGAACTTTATAAACCTATAGCAGATGACTATTGTAACCAAAATTTCAATTCAGATAATCTCCCTAGTGGTGTTAAGAAATTTATAGCTGATTGTATCAAATATGGTTCTACTGGAAATATTGCCAGTCGTTCTATGGGTACAGTCAGCTATTCTTATGTAACTGATATTCCAGATAGTATGTACAAGCCGTTAAAACCATATAGAAAGCTTAGATGGAGTGGATATAATGTTTAATCCTTATAACGAGTTTCCCCATGCGATACAGATAGGTGTTCGTGAAAGTGGTGGTGTATATCCAAATGAATATGAGCGTTTTAAAAGTAACGATGTAATATATGGATTTATGGACACACCAAGCACAAACGAACGATTACTATATCACCAGATGGATAACTCATTTGATAGAAATCTATACACACCGTATGATTTGCCAATTAATCATAATAAAACATTATTTAAATACGAGGGTAGAATCTACGAGTGTGTTGGAGAACCTATAGATCAAGGTGGACAACATGAAATCAATCTAACTAAGTTGAAGGTGGTTCCTATTGGCTAAAGTTAAATACGGAAACATGGAGTTAGTTGCAGCATTAGAAGATTATCGGGATGAAATGGAAGATTGGGTTAAAAAAGGTATATACAAAGTTACTAATGTTATAGCTAATACTGCAAAAGCACAAGCTCCAGTAGATGATGGTAATTTACGTAAAAGTATCACTACAGATATACGTGAAGGTGGATTTACTGGTGTTATTAATGTTGGAGCAAATTATGCTATATACGTTGAATATGGTACTGGTATATATGCGGAAGGTCCTGGAGGTAGTCGTGCAAAGAGCATACCATGGACTTATTATAGTGATAAGTTGAACAGATGGGTAACTACCAAAGGACAGCACGCGCAACCTTTTTGGAACCCTGCAATAGATGCTGGTAGAAAAGAATTTAATAAGTATTTCTCATAAGGTGGTTAAGATATGTGGGTATCAGTGGAAGACGATTTATTTAGTAGTATATACAACAAATTAAAGAGTAACCCTATCATTCAATATCAATTGGGTGGTAGGGTTTTTGATTCCGTTCAAAAAGACGCTGAATACCCATATATCATTGTGGGTGAAACAAACGTCACTAATAAGGAATCAACTACTAGTATGCGAGAAGATGTAGGTATTACTATTCATGTTTACAGTCAAACTGTTAATACACACGAAACAAGGAAGTTACTACAATTTCTAGGCTACGTTTTAAATACAGAAATAGAATTAAAGAATTATGAATTTATTAGAAGTCGTATAGATGACCAACAAGTGTTTATGGATATAGACCAATACACTAAACATGGCATTATACGGCTTCTTTTTAAATATAGACACAAGACTAAATATGAAGGAGTGTAGCTAATGGCACAAAGTAGTTATATTGCAGTAGTCCAACCGGCTAACGATCAATTATCAAATGGCGAAGGTATGTTGCTTGCAGATTTACAAGAGGGTGGACATACAATCTCTACTGAATTAGCAGAGTTAATTAAAGCTGGTAAAACAGATTATGCAGTAAATAGTGTTAATGAAGAATTCTCATTAACTATGGGCTATGTACGTGGCGATAAAGGACAAGAGCAATTAAAACGTGCAATCAAAGCAGGTCAACAATTACGTGTATGGATCATTGAAACTAAGAAATATGAAGATGGTTTTCATGCAGTATTCGGTTATGTTATTAACGAAGAATATGAGAAATCATTTGATGATGAAGATGACACAATCGAAATGACTATGAAAGTTAAATTTAATAGTGCAGATGGTGTAGAAAAAGAATTACCACCAGAGTGGTTAAATCCTAGTGCATCAGCAGAAACTGTTGAATACGAAAGTATTGGTCAGTATTCAGGTACTTACGAAGAACGCAAAGCATCAACAGGAGCATAAATTCAAGGGGCAATATGCCCCTATTTTTTTATATCAAAATTGAGGAGTGTATTTATAAATGGCTAAACAAACTAAAATTAACGGTATTAAAGAATTAACAATTAACGGTGAAGTATACAAAGCTAAAGGTTCATTCTTCTTTGACCAAAGAGCAGAGAAATACGCTACAGAAGATAAAGAAGGAAATGTTGTAGATGGTTTTTCTAATATCTATCAAGACTTATTGAATCGTAAGACAACAGCATTACATCGTTTTTGGGATTGTGCTTTAGCGTATAAACAAAACGGACCATCATTTGAAGAAATCATGAAAAAATTGGACGAATACATTGAAGAAAACGGAACTATTGAGCTTATTCAAGGTGCGTTAGATGTATTGAGTAATAGTGGTTTTTTCAAGGAACAGACGGGTCAGTTCTGGAAACAGATGAACGCTGGGAAGAAAATGGCCAAGGACGAGGACAAAGAAACGGTTCAAGAAGGAATCGAATTCATGAAACAGAACTACAAAGACATCATGGGCGAAGAACCTTACTTGACTACAGTGAAATAAGACGTAATACAGCACAATATATTGGATATATTCCAGAACAAGAACTTTATACCATGACACCTCGTGAATGGAATGATTGGTTGATAGGTTCACGTGAAAGTTATTTAGATCAATTAGATTCTAACCTACATTCAGCAACAGCTAATGGACTTGTCCAAGGTGGCAAGAAATTAAAAGGTATGCGTAAAGAAATTGAAATGAAACGTTATGAAATACGTGGTGAACTTGAAGAATACAAAGCAGAACAACAACGTAAAAGGTTGCATAACAAACGTATGCGTGAAATACAAAAACGTGGTGCTGCTAAGTTCTATCAACAACATCAGAATACAAGTCAGAAACGGGGGTAACGCATGGAGAATAGAAATTTCATGGCTAAGATTAGCGCTATAATAAGTAATTTTGAACGAAATGTTCGTAAGGCTCAAAGATTAGCTAAAACAGCTATTCCTAACGAGATTGAAACGGATATAACGGCAAATACTAATAAATTTCAACGCGCTATTCAAAAAGCTAAAGCCATGGCTCAAAAATGGCGTTCACATAAAGTAGATGTTAATGCCAATACAACACAATTCACTAGAGCAGTTGCTTTCTCTAAAGCTAAATTAGCGACGTGGCGCAAGCATACAGTCAAACTTAACTTTGACACATCGGGTATGACTAAAGCGCAAATAGCAATGACTACTATTAGTAAAATGACTGAAGAATATCAAAATAAAATGGATAAACTAGCGAGTAACATTAGAACTTTTGGTACGATATTCAGTCAACAAGTTAAAGGTGTAATGATTGCAAGTTTTCAAGCTCTAATTCCTGTTATAGCAGGTATTGTACCAGTAATATTCGCAGTGTTAAATGCTATCAAAGCCTTATCTGGTGGTGTAGTTGCTTTTGCGGGTGCAGGTGCTATTGCGTTTGGTGGATTGTTAGCTTATGCATTAATGGCAAAAAGTGCTATTAAAATGCTTAATGATGGAACTATTCAAGCAAGTTCAGCAACGAAGAAATATCAATCTGCATTAAAAGGTGTTAAAGATGAATGGCAAGGTATTGTTAAACAAAATGCCACTGCGATATTCCAATCTATGGCTAATGGTTTAAATACCGTTAAAACAGCGCTATCTTCACTCAAACCTTTCTTCAAAGGTGTGGCAGATGGTGTTAATCAAGCTAGTAAAAAGATGTTAGAGTGGGCTAAAAACTCACAAGTAGCACAAAGATTTTTCAAAATGATGAACACAACTGGTGTTTCAGTATTTAATAAATTGTTAAGTGCAGCAGGTCGTTTTGGCGATGGGCTTATTAACGTATTTACACAATTAGCTCCATTATTCCAATGGTCTGCCAACTGGATGAATAGATTAGGTGCATCATTCCAGAAATGGGCTAATAGTGCAGCAGGTAAAAATAGTATCAAACAATTTATGGAATATACGAAAACAAATTTACCAATAATTGGTAATATATTTAAAAATGTCTTTTCTGGTATTTTTAATTTAATGAATGCGTTCGGTACGAATAGTACACGTATATTCAGTTACTTAGAAACTATGAGTGCTAAATTTAAAGCTTGGTCTGAAACAGTTGGTAAATCGCAAGGATTTAAAAAGTTCATTGAGTATGTGCAAAAGAATGGACCAGTAATCATGCAATTAATTGGTAATATTGTGCGTGCGTTAGTTGCATTTGGTGTTGCTATGGCACCTATAGCTAGCGTTTTGTTAAGAGTTATTACAGCGATAGCTGGTTTTGTTGCCAAATTATTCGAAACTCATCCGGCTATAGCACGAGTAATAGGTGTTATGGCGATATTAGGTGGTATATTCTGGGCGTTAATGGCACCGATAATGGCAGTGAATGCAATTTTATCTCCATTCGGACTATCTTTATTAACGGTGGCTAAGCATGTACTTGGTTTCATCAAAAACGCTGGGTTATTAAGAGGAATTATTAATCTTGTTAGAGGGACTTTCATGTTATTAATGAGTCCTATAGCGAACTTAGCTAAGCTGATTCCGTTGTTAGGAACTGCGCTTACTGCATTAACAGGTCCAGTCGGAATAGTTATTGGTGTGATCTTAGCTTTAGTGGGAATAATAGTTTATTTATGGAATACAAACGAACAATTCCGTAATTTCATAATACAAGCCTGGAATTCTTTAAAGGAAGCCATAGGAACTGCGATACAAGGAATTATTGGTTGGTTCCAACAGTTATTAGCTAGTGTTATGACTACACTTCAACCAATAATGCCAATATTACAAATTTTAGGACAAGTTTTTAATCAAGTTTTCGGTACAGTTATAATGACCGTGATTTCACAAGTGATTATTGCGTTTCAAGCTTTATGGGCTGGAATTCAAATTGCAGCACAATTAATTGGCTTGGCTATACAAATTTTAGTTCAGACGGTGGTTGGATTATTCACTGCCTTCATTCAATTTATTACTGGTGATTTCGGTGGAGCTTGGCTCACTTTGAAAAATATGGTTGTGCAAAATACAACGGCGATTTGGAATACCCTAGTCAATATTTGGGGGATTATTACCGGTTTCCTATCTGGTGCGCTAAATACGATACTTGGAATATTCGGTACAAGTTGGCAACAAATTTGGGCTACGGTATCTTCAAAAGTCTCACAAATTTGGTCTACGATAACTAGTAGATTCTCTGCTTTAGTTGGCTCAATCGCTGGATTTGTCGGACAATGGGCAGCAAGAATACTAGTAGGAATGGCTCAAATGGTAGCACATGCAGTTAGTGGAATGATTAGATTTGGTGCAAGTATCATTTCAGGATTTGTTAGTGCAGTAGCTTCTGTTGGTAGCGGAGTTACTAATATGGTTAGTAAGGCTTTAAGTTTTGTTGGCCAATTCCTAAGCGCAGGTAGAGATTTAATTATGGGAATGGTAAACGGTGTGAAAGCTGCAGCAGGTGCATTGATTGGAGCAGTTACTAGCGTTGTTGGTAGTGCGATAAGCAAAGCTAAAGCATTGTTAAACATTGGCTCACCTTCTAAAGTGTTTAGACAAATTGGTGTGTGGACTATGCAAGGTTTCGGAAACGGAATCGAAAATCAAAGAAGAAATGTAGAAAATTCAATGAAAACTGTAGCAAACGCAGCGATGAAAGCATTTAATCCTAATGTAGGATTAGATAGCAGTGTAACAGATGGACTTGATAGTTCAATGACAGGTAATGTTGATTCTCATATGACGAAAGATGTACGCCATAGTATGCAAGAAAACAATAGACCGATTGTTAATGTTCAAGTTCGGAACGAAGGTGATATTGAATTCATTAAATCAACCATTGAGGATATGAATTCAAGAGACGGCATAATGATTACCTAGGAGGGTTGTTCGTGTTAATTACGCATGATGTAGAAATAGTAAAAAATAGTAAATATAGGATAAGCGACAACTCTTTCACAGGTAAAGATTTAGTTGTAGCTTCTTTTAATGTCGAAGGTGCAGAATACGAAAGGACATTTGAAACTGTAGATAGGGTCAACGGCCGTTTCCTAACTGCTAACCGAGAAGAATATAAAACAGTGAAAATGACTTTGCAATATAACGTAGAAAAACCTGCTTATGCTGCATACCTCAAATCGAAAATACAAGCGTTATTCAGTGGTAGTTTTTACATGAGAGAATTAGCTACTAACGACAATACAGTACCTTATATTGGTATAGGGCAACGTGACCATAGTTTTGAATTAGATTATGTAGACGGAAGACAAATCAAAGTTGTACTAACAAGTCCTGTGTCTTTTGATACCACTCAAACATCAGGGCTTATAGATTTAGAGTTCGAAACAATAGGGTCTCCTTACTTTGAAAGTATCGCTTATAGTACAGAGTTAGAAAATGACCCTAACTTAAATTATTGGGATGTAGGTACAGAATTGAGTTTTGATAAAGAAGATATATATAGAAAATGTACTTTTGAGAATCTTATGGACGGTTGGTTATACTACGCAGGTGATGTGACTATAAATCAATTTACGCAAGATTTCACTACTACAATAACTTTAGGTGAAAACACTAGTTTGTTTAGGTTCTATATATCTGATAGTGATCTTATGGAAATAAAAGGTTTAAAACTTAAAAAAGGCGATAAAATTGTTTTTGATGGTATGAGAACCTATAGAAATGGAATCGCTATTGATGAATACGCATTTGGACCACAACCGATGTTACGTCCAGGTAGCAACAATTTCCATTTTAACCAAACAGTTTCAAAAGTGGTTTATAAATACAAACTGTACTTTAGATAGAGAGGGATAGCATAAATGAAAATATTCAATTTACAAGGACGTGCTTACCCTCTTAAAGTAAGTACGACTTTGAATGAAAAAGTATCGGAAGATGGTACGTTAGATTTCGAGATTATAGAAAATTCATATACACATGACATTGTAGGAAGTATTACAAAAATGTGGACTGTAAGTGAAGTAGCTGGCGTGAATGATAAAAGGGTTTACAGAATAGTTATTTTAGATAAATCATCAGTTGGTGAAAAACTTAAAATCAGTGTTAAAGCTAGAGAACGAGAAATTGATGATCTTCAAAACAAAAGGATTTATGAAGTGTTTAATGGTAGTTTTACTGCAACAAAATTTTTCGACTTGGTGTTTAAAGATACTAATTACAAATATAAGCTCACACATAAGGTTAACGCTAAAAGGTTTGAAAATCTTGGGAATACAGAGACTAAACTAGATGTAATGAAAAAAGGTCTGGAAAGTTTCGGTCTTGAATACAGTTATGATGAACCAAGTAAGATGTTTACGCTTTCGCCGTCAATTCAAAACAAACCTAAATATTTCTTAGATAGTAAGATAAATGCTAATGCTATTAAGATAGAAGAAGACGCGACAAAATGTTATACGTATATCAGAGGGTATGGTGATTACACAGGAGAACAAACACATTTAGAGGGTGGATTACAAGTAGAGTATGAACATCCACTTTCGAAAGTTATAGGCAAACGTGAAGCCCCACCAATCAAAAATGGAAACATAACTAAATTAGATACTATGAAAGCTTATTTAGAAGCAGAAATTGATAAAAGCATGAATGTATCTATATCTTTAGACTTTATTAGTCTTCCACAATCATTTAAAGAAGCAGTACCACGTATTGGTGATGTTGTTAAATTACGTGATGATATTACAGGCATAGATAATGAAGATGTGCGTATTGTTGAAATAAGCACTAAACGTGATCCATACGGAAAAATTGTTAAACAGGATGTAGTTATTGGCGATTTCCGATTACGTGAAAGATATAATCGTCGAATTCATAACGCGGCTAATTTTGTAGGTAACTTAGCTGGTTTGGGTGGACTTGGTGGTTTAGGTGGTGCGCAAGCCTTTAATTCAAACATCCGTAATATGAGCGCTCAATTAAACGCAGCATCTAATGTCACAACAAAATTAATAGATAGCTCCCAAGCGCTAAATTATGATATTAAAGGTATTTCTAATAAAGGTAGTAATGGAACTGTAGCATTAAGAGGAGAAGGTGTTGTTTATTCAAATGACAACAATAACTTTGATGTCGCTATAGATGGAAAAGGAATAAATCCTAAAGCTATACCAGTTGCTACTACTTCCAGTAATGGTGCAATGAGCAAGGAAGATAAAGTTAAGTTAGAAAAATTCACCGAAAAGAGTTTCTTATTAACTGACGAAGTAAATCCAAGCAAAATATACAGAGTTAGCATTAACAACGGTCAATTTAAAATCCAGGAGGTTCAATAATGGCATATACTACAAACCTTCATTCTGTATTCGATAGAATGTTTATAAGTCAAGTAGAATACAATTTCGAATTTTTGTATAAATTTCGAAATGACATAATGAAAAGTTTACAAGAACATAAAGATGCTAAAATAGCACACAAAGCCACGCAAATTAGTTACGGTGATGAACCGATATCTGATTTTGTGGCTTTTTTAAATGGACGAATTAGCAATATGGTATTAGGTCATAATGGTGATGGTATCAATGAAATTAAAGACGCACGTACAGATAATTTAGGTTTTGGACATTCTACACTACAAGATAGATTACGTAGGGATTACCTAAACTATATGTTAGATAAGAAAACGATTTTAGATAAGGTTGAAAGTACAAGAAAAGAACTAATGGATATCGAATATAGATTTGACCCGCTAAATCAAGAACCACAATTTATAACTGATCTATCACCTTATACTAACGCAGTAATGCAATCATTTTGGATTGACCCATATACACACATTATCTATATGACACAAGCAAGACCAGGTAATCATTATATGCTAACTAGATTGAAACCTAATGGTCAGTATATCGACAGATTATTGGTTAAGAATGGTGGCCACGGTACACATAATGCTTATAGATATATAGATGGTCAATTATGGATTTATTCTGGTGTTTTAGATAGCAATAAAAACAATAAATTCGTTAGATTTAGATATAAAACTGGTGAAATTTCATACGGCAGTGAAATGCAAGATGTAATGCCAAGCGTATTTAATACACGTTATACAACGCCTATTTATAATCCTAAAGAAGATTTACTGATATTAAGACGTGAGTATACAGAGTCTGAAAAAGCAAAATATCAAGCTATGAACTTTGTAGAAATAAGAAGTATGAAAGATGTTGATAACAACGTGGATAAGATATTGTATAAACTTATCATCCCTGGGTCATATACAACGCCAACACAACCTATGCAAGGTATAACTTATGATAATGGTATCTTGTATTGGTACACGGGTGATAGTAATCCAAGTAACCCTAACTATCTTTTAGCTTATGATGTAAAAACGAATGAGCAATTATGGCGTAAAAGAATAAATATTGGTGGGGTTAATGGTAGATATACAGGGAACTTCCAAGAAGCAGAAGGTATGTCTATGTATTACGATCATGACACAGGCAAAAAGGCATTATTATTAGGTGTTACTACTGGACCAGGGAATAATAGACATCATGAAGTTTATTCTATTGGACAAAGAGACGTTAATGAAATCTTGAAAAATAGAGTAGCACCAGTTGCTATGTATGAGACAGGCGGACGTGCTAAACCAATGCCTATACAAGGTACTGATTTGCTATCAAAAGTTACTGAAATAGGTCATTACTATTTATACACGTCTGATGCATTGCCAATTGCCGACTTTCCTCTATCTAAAGTGTGGAAAGATGCTGGTTGGTTCTTAGATGTATACCCAGGGCATGGTAATGGTGGTTTACGACAAGTGCTAACTAGAAACAGCACAGGACGCAACATGCTTAAATTTGAAAGGGTGACCAGTGCATTTGACCCTAAAGCATCAGGGCCATGGAACTTTGTTCCTATGAGTGCTGGGAAGTGGGAACGTATACCTAAATCTATAACACTGTTAAAAGATTTAAACATAGTTGGCATGTCGTTTTATATTACAACGGATGAAAGTAAAAGATTTAGAGATTTCCCTAAAAACTATAAAGGTGTGGCTGGTTGGATACTAGAAGTTAAAAGTAATTCTACTGGTGCGTTTACACATGTTTTAAGAAGAAACAACTATGCATATCATCACCAATTCTTAGTAAAGAATTACGCTGGTAATAGTAGTTCGAAATGGTCATTATTCGAAGGAAAAGAGGTAGATTAGATGGCATTTGAAAACTTTTTAAAAGATGATAATGGAATAGAACTAAAAACAACATCTAAACAACAAAATCTAGGGAACACAAATATACAATTTTATAATATGGATAGTGGTACAGCAGTATTGAACTTTATTGTTACAAAGAATGAGCGTCCATTTGAAATAGGACCGAGTAATGCTAATGCCTATATTGCTTTGAAAACAGACAATTACACAGTTGATAATGGCGCGTTTATTTCTGATGATTTAAATTTCGTTGATCCAATTAATGGACGATTATCGTACACACTTCCAGATTCTATACTAGCTTATACTGGCACTGTTCATGGTCAAGTTTATTTTGCCCAAAACGGAACGAGTAATATTATTGTGGAAAGAGAATTTACATTCACAGTAGCAAATGACTTGATAAGTAATATACATGCAACTACTAAGTTGACGTATATCAAGACATTAAACGATATGACTGAAAGTATTAAAGATGAAGTAGAATTGATTAAAGAAAGTTTATCTGGTGGTCGTACTGTAGCCGAAGGTATTAATCAAACTGTAGCAGATGGAATCACTCAACTAGAACATAAAAAGAATGAAACAATGGAGTTAATAACAACTTTAGAAAATGAAAAGTCATCTATCTTTGAAGAAAAGATTGATGGCTTTTTAAATGAAGTTGAATCAAGGAAAACAGCCATTGATTCAGATATCACTCGTCTACAAACGCAAATGAGCGAAGCTAATTTACTTTTATCAACTGATGCAGAAAACTGGCAAAAATACGCATTTACACAAGCTACAGGTTATTTAAATGAATTGAATGAAGTTAGTATAGAGCAGACTTTGAAAAATGCTACTGGTAGTGCCATATATCACATCACTAATGCCACTGATGCACCTTCATTTAATATCACTGAGTCAATCCCCGCAACAGTAACGCCACCTACTGAAACTATAACAACTGATACTGACACAGGTGTAAACGATGATGTTGTAGAAAATAGTGATACAGGAATATATGATGATCCTGAAGAAAGTGGTAGTGTAGCAGGCGAAACGCCTACACCAACCGTTGTTGAAAGTGGTAAATCAGGTATTCTGAAAATATTTAAAGCAGATGGTAAAGGTAGAGCTACATGGGAACCCGATGATTTAAATGAAGTATATACTAGATTTTATCAAAACAGCATTTGGTATCAGTGGGGTAAAATTAACGACGAAGGTATTAGTAAAGAATATATAGCAAACAATATACAAACAAGTTTAAATTCATCTAAATCATATACCGATGAAAAAGTTAGTCAGTTCGGTGGGCAAAAATATCCTTTAACTAATGACGATGGTACTTTAATTCAAGTTAATTTGGACTACGGTTTAAGTAAACTATATGCACTAAAAAGTGGTGTGTATTACGCAACAAACGTACCAGAATTACCTAGTAATGTTAAATCAGTAAATGGCTATTTAAAAGTATATTACAAAGACACTACAACAGCTTATATCGAGTTTACACCAGTCGGAGGTACTACTCGTTATATTAAACAGCTTACTAATGGTACATGGTCTGCTTTTTATATGCCAGATTCAACTAATAATGTTGTTTTATTCGAAGGTAGTGCTACTGGAATAGGAACTCAAATCAATTTAACTGATTCATACAAGAATTATTCAAGTATCAAAATTTCCGTTAGAGGTTACGGTGGAGATGATGTTAAAGAATTTGAGGGCAATCGAACATCCAATATAGTTTTATATACAATGAATGTTACTGATACTGATGGTAGCGATGGACATATAAGTGAAACTAAAGTGGTTAGAACTAGTGAAAAGGTTTTAACAATAGAAAATGAAGTGACGTGGAGATTTAAGACACTCGCAGGTCAACCAGTTACTAATGGTGTTGTAATAACTAAGATAGTAGGTGTTAAATAATGCTTATATTATTAAATGATAAAAACGAAATAACTTCATATGCAACAGTAGGATCGTTAGAGAATGGTTTTCAAATAAACGATGAATTACTACCATCAGACTTAAAATCTAATTTCACACCTTATAAATATAAATTAGAGGATGGTAGGGTTGTGTTGAATGATAACTATAAATCAACTTCTGAATTAGGTGAACCTAGAAGTTCTGTTACAACACACGATGAAGAACTTTGGGATATGGTAGCAAATCTACAAGTACAAAGTATGCAAAACAGCATGTTAGCCCAACAAGCTTTGCAAAAAGTTGAAGATTTAGAAAGTAGAGGTGTTGTTAATGATAATTAGGATACCAAGATTCGAAGACGTGAAATTGATGTACCAACGTGGTTACCACACAAAAGATACAATCAAATGGTTTGTAGAAATGAAAGCATTAGATAAAGAAGAATACGCCTTAATAACAGGAGAGAAGTACCCAGAGTCACAAGGTTAACTTGTGGCTTTTTATTTTAATGTAAAAGAGGTGTATACAATGAGGAAATCGACATTTATAGAAATAATCGCGTTCGTTTTAATATTTGGACTAGGTGTTCACATGTTTGAACGTGGTTTCTTTTGGTCGAAAGAACAAGAATCTGTGTTAGGTGACAGCCCTTTTTATGTGGCCTTACACAGTATAATGCCTATTTGGGTTTGGGGGATAGTAGCTATGATTTTTAGTTTAATATTCCTATCAAGCGCATTTTTTATTCCTAAACAACCAATAAATAACATATGTAATTGGTTATTAGTTATAGGTGGTTTAGGTTCGGCTATACTATATTTTTTCATGACAAGCGCAAGTATTTATCACGCTATTAACTGGTTATCGACGGCACAATTCGCGGTAATAACAGTTGTTTGTGGAGTTCTTGCATTTGTTGGAGGTGCAGACATTTATGACAGAAGAAAGTAAATATGTGTTACGTCATGAATGGGTGGATAGTAACGGTAAAATTTACGAAAGAATGAATACGGATAAAATTGAGTATAACAAACAATTCTCTGATTTAAACAATAAGATAGATAGACAAACAGATATCGCTGAGAGACAACTTGATTCGCAAGAAAGGCAAGAAAAACATTCCGAAAATCTAAGCAAAACAATGAATAAATTCGCAGATGATTTCATTAAAGTTAAAAATAAAGTAGAAAAACATCACGAACAGATATTGAACTTTAAAGGCATTATTGAAGAAAAACAAAAAGGTAATGTACATCTAACAGGAATTATAGTCGGTGGGATATTCAGCGTTATCGTTGCAGCCATTGGCGCAGCACAATTATTTTTCTAAGCCAGCTACTTATGTAGTTGGCTTTTTATTATGCAGTAAATGAGGTGAACAGATGGGATTGCCATCACCAAGAAGTAGGAAGCCAAGAGCTAGCGAAGTAGAAGCTTGGGCTAGAAGTATGATTGGTAGAAGAGTTGATGTAGATGGTTATTATGGCGCGCAGTGTTGGGACTTACCTAACTTTATATTAAAACGATATTGGGGGTTTACTACACCAGGAAATGCTATTGCAATGGCTTGGTACAACTATCCTAAAGGTTTTCAAAAGTTCAACAATACTCCATCTTTCGTACCTAAACCAGGTGATTTTGCAGTTTGGGGTACTGGTTCATTTAATAATGGAGTAGGGCATGTAGCTATTGTAGTGGGCCCTTCCACTAAAAGTTATTTCACTAGTGTAGATCAAAATTGGTATACGGCAAACTGGTCTGGAAGTCCTGGTTATAAAATTAAACATAGCTATAACGGGATAAGTAAGTTTATTCGACCAGCATATTATCCTGAAAAGAAAACAACAAGTACAACAAAACCATCTACACCTAAACCTAATCAAGTTGATACAAAAGCAGATGAAAAGCCAGAAGTAAAAAAACCATCTATGATTAAAAAACCAGTTACAAAAGTTAAATACACATCATTTAGTGAAGATGATATGGATTATAAAGAAATTGTGCATTATATGTATGATGCGAATTCTAAAGATAGAACTAATCCACCTAAAGGTATCTACGTTAGAGAAAGTAATCATTTTAGAGATGTGAACGATATCTATAAACAACGAAATAAATATATGAAACCCGAACAATTTCCACATGCCTATGTAGATAGGGAAATGACATGGCACTGTAGGCATACTAACAATATGTACCCTGGATATGAAGATTATCTAGTATTAGAAGTATGTGGGGCAGAAACGGCAAACAAACATGAATTTTTGCTTAATCAATTAACAGCAATATTATATGGGTTAAAGCTATTACAATGGCAAAATGTCAAGTTGAATAAAAACGCCTTAAAACTATCCCCTACAATATGGCGTAGTATGAAAGATTTAACCGGATTTAACATGTTAGTCGAAGGTTTCCCACCGGATTCAAAATACGAAGATGTGAAATTGAAACTACTAGCAAATTATAAAAATATTAAAAAGCTAATGACAGAAACAATTACTACAACAACAATAAAGACTACAATTAAAGTTAAAAATCCAAATGCTAGTCAAAGTTCTGTTACGACTGGTAAACCCACTACAGTACCAACTGGTAAGTTGAAGAATACAGTAGAAACTTCAAAATATACATTCGCTCAAGCTCTCAAAGCGCAAATGTCTAAAGGACATCCACAAGTTTCTAATGGATGGAGTTGGTATAGACCAACCGAAACACAAGTGAAAAATGCAATGAACCCTACATCTATATGGAATGGAAAAGTACAAAGATATCAAATGCTCAACTTAGGTAAATACCAAGGTATTGCAGTGAGTAAATTGAATGCATTACTAAAAGGTAAGGGTACTTTATCTGGGCAAGGTAAGGCATTTGCAGATGCATGTAAGAAATACAATGTTAATGAAATCTATTTAATAGCGCACGCTTTATTAGAGAGTGGTAATGGAACGTCAAACTTTGCTAGTGGACGATATGGAATGTACAACTACTTTGGTATTGGAGCATTTGATAGTAACCCTAATAACGCTATTAATTTTGCTAAAAACCATGGTTGGACAACGCCAGCTAAAGCTATAATTGGTGGTGCTAAATTTGTTAGGCAAGATTATATCAATAAAGGTCAGAACACATTATATAGAATGCGTTGGAATCCTAAAGCGCCTGCTACACATCAATATGCAACTGATATACGTTGGGCTAGTCATCAAGCAACTACAATAGGTAGTTATTATAAAAAAATAGGTTTAACTGGTATTTACTTTATCAGAGATAAATACAGAGGCTAATCACTTAAGTGGTTAGCTTATTTTAGCGGGGTGAATTAATGATATACAAACAAAAAGATGTTACAGCTAATATAAATAACAAAAGTGTAGACATAGGTAATATAGGTGTCAATTTTTATACAGAAGATGAAGCTACTGCATCAATCAGATTAAACATCAAAAGTAATGGACAAGAAATAGATTTAACAAACATTGATATGAAACCTAAGTTAGATGTGTTTTGTAGCGACGGTTCTATATTCATGGATGAACCTTTAGAAGTTATTTTAGCTCAAAAAGGAATTGTTCAGTATATAATACCACCAAAAGTTATTAAACATGTAGGAACAAATGAAGCTAAGCTATTTCTCGAATCAGAAAGCGCAAGTGTTCATGTAGCTAACTTTAGTTTCACTATAGTTGATAGTGGTGTAGAAGATAAAGTTATTAAAGAAATAGATATTCCTATTTTAAAAGACACTGTTCAAAAGATAATGATAGAAAATAGAGATGCTATTTTAGGTTCGGACTTTAAAGATGAAGTTTCTAGTGATTTCATTGAATATGCTAAAGCAAATCCCGAAAACTTCAAAGGACCACAAGGTGAACAAGGAGTACAAGGCATACAAGGTATTCAAGGAATCGAAGGAGAAAAAGGTGACCCTGGTAATATTAATGTGACAGATACTGGTTGGCTACCTTTAACGCTTTTGAATAATATACAAAATTCAACGCAACCTAATTATAGTTTCGGAAAGGTAGCTAGTTACAGAGTTATAACAGTCGGGACTATAAAAAGAGTTAGCGTTAGAGGTGCAGTGACAAACATTGGAAGTATTAGTGGTACTATTTGTAAATTACCTACTGAATTAATTGGGAATGATATACCAGTCTTTTCAGTAAGAGGGTCAACTGTAGCTAAAAATGTACTGATATTCCCAGTTGATACAGGCTTAAATTACTATGCAAGCTCGACAATGTCTACCGGTGAACATGTTCAATTTTATGGTAGTTGGTATATATAGGAGGATGAAAATGTACAAACAAATATTTAATAAAGCAGACGGTACACCAAAACTTATCACAACAAGCACTTTCGACATAGATCAATATACAGATATCCAACCACCTAATGGATTGTATGAACCTATCTATTTCAATGGTAGAGAATGGGTTGGCGCAACATATATAGAATGGCAAAAAAACAAACATAAAGATGAAGTTGTTGAGGTATTACCAGATGAAAAAGATGAAATAATCGCAGATTTATCTTTACAGTTATTAGAAACTCAATCAGCTTTATCACAAGTGCAAAATGACGTAGCAAATTTAACAATTCAGTTATTGGAGCGTGAATAAAATGAGAGCAATAGGTATTAGATATTATAAGATGGGTCTTTATACTAACGAACAATTTGCTTTATTTGTAAAAAGAGGTTTTGTGACTCCAGAAGAATATAGAGATTTGACTGGTGTCGAGTATAACGAAGAAACAGCAAAAGCATAAAAAATAAACTATTAGGGGCAAACAATTATGATAAAAAATGTATTAACTTTAAACGAATCAACAGACGGTAATAGAATTAAGCAAGGCGATCAATCAGTAATGAGATATACACTGTCAGACACAAATAATGACAATTTAGGATTAGATGGTAAACAAGCAATCGTTTATCTATACACAGATAAAGGTGTAGCGTATAAACAAGAAACAACGGTAAGTAATAATGTTGTGGATGTAGTGATTAATGAAATCATTCCTACAGGTCACTACACATTAGAAATTGTAGTTGATGATAAATACATTTTCCCTAGTGACAACAAAACTAAAATAGAAGTAACAAGTAGTGTATTGGGCAAAAGTGCAACAAGTATTAAGCCGGTAAATATGTTTAATGAATTGTTAGATGAAGCAATCAAATCTGGAAAGTTAGATGGATTAAAAGGTTCAAGTGAAACAATTTCAGATGAACATATTATAGATGTAATGCAAAACGATTTCTTAGAAGGTAAGGGACAGTTAGGTTATATATTAATTGAAAATCCTCATATAACCGTGCCAATAAGCTTAATTATGTTGTACGATACAAGTAAAACAGATACAGAAATCGGCAGCGACCCTGTAAGTTTTAAAACGTTGTGGGAAAGTTTGTTAGATGGATATATATCTTATAATTTAGAGGGGCAACGAAAACAATTTAAATTGGACGGCTTTATTAAATACGTTGAAGGTATTGGATACACCTTACCTCCAAAATTAGATTTGTATGCAAAAGTAACACTTGATGATGGTCAAGTATTTGTTTACCCAGACACCACATCACTAAATAACAATATAGACATTACTGGCACTATAATAGATGAGCTTGGCACAGTTGAAGTTTCATACAAATTCAATGACAAACCATTAGATGAATACAAATTAGAAATCGGAAGTCACTCCTAACGGGGTGGCTTTTTATTATGGAGGTTTTTAGATGGATACAGATAAATTAAAACAGTTTATAGCCCTTATAGGTGGTTTTCTAGGTGCTTTATATCTAGCACTTAATGCATCAGGTGTTACTGCAGAGTGGATTAATCCACACAAGGTTGATTTATGGGTCAATGTCTTAAACACAGGGTTGCCTATTGCTTTAACGTTCTATGGTGTGTGGAAGAATACTTTCATTGTAAAACATAGTGCGAAAGTGCAAGAAGAATATTTGAAAGAGGAAGGGTTGAAGTAACATGGCTGAAACGTGGAAAGGTGTACCCGTAAAAACTGATTTACTACCTATTGGTACACGTAGATATGGAACTAAAATGGACGGTGGCAAAGCAAAGTTTATTGTAGCTCACGATACAGGTAATGCCAATTCTACTGCACAACAAAATGTAAACTACTATAAAAACACTTATAACATTGATATTAACCAAACTGCTAGTGCGCATATTTTTGTTGATGATAAAGAAGCAATTGTTTGTGTGCCTACCAATGAAAAAGCATGGCATGTTTTATACAACGCTACTACTGATAACCTTTGGTATGGTGTAGATGCAAATGACGCTGCTATTGGTGTTGAGATTTGTTATTTTGTTGATAAAGATAACCCTAAAGAAGCTAAAGAACGGACCCAAAAATCATTAGACAATGGCGCTAAGGTATTAGCTTATCTTTGTGAGTTTTGGGGGATTAATTACAAAACTGAAATGCCTGGGCATCAAAATATACAATCTGATAAACAAGACCCAGGTAACGTATTAGAAGCTGCTGGTTACGGGCGTGCTACAAGTAACTTAGATAAGATAGTTGCTAAATATTATAAAGTTCAAACAAAAGTAACTAAAACAGTACCCGACACAAAAACATCTAAAGCCAAATTAACTCAAAAACAATTTGTTGATTGGCTCAAACAAAGTATAGGTAAGAAATATGATTTTGATCACTGGTATGGCAATCAGTGTTACGATTACGCAAATGCTGGTTGGTCGCAATTATATTCAGGTAATCCGTTACAAGGCTTAAGTGCGAAGAACATTCACATTGATAATAAAGCTATGTTAAGTACAAGGGCAACAATACACAAGAACACACCATCATTCTTAGCACAACCAGGTGATATGGTTATTTTCCCAAATACATTTGGCGAAGGGCATGGTCACGTTGCATGGGTCATCGAATCAACCCTAAACCAAATTACTGTAGTAGAACAAAATTGGCTCGGTGGTGGTTGGACATACGGTCCCGAACAAGGTGGCAGTGGTTGGGAAACTGCTACGCAACGTATTCATAGTTACGACCCTAATATGGTGTTTATTCGTCCAAACTTTGCTAGTAATAAAGTCAGTGCAGTTCTTCGTAATACTAAAGCTAAGGTTACAAAACCTAAGACTAAATGGAATTGGAAGGGTCGATTCACTACAAATTCGGTGATTAAAGTAAGACGCAGTCCTGGATTAAAAGGTTCAGTTGTAGATAAAGGTTCATGGTTACTTGAAAATCAATATGTAGACTTCGTAAGTATCGAGAAAAAGGACGGTTATTGGTGGGCTAAATTCAAATATCCAACTAATCCAAGTGCAGGATATTTCTACTGTGCAATTGCTAGAATCACTGATAAACAAGAGCGTATTAAATATGAAAAAGAATTATTTGGTAAGATTAAGTTTAAGTAAATTTATTTATTTTTAATGAAAAATGTTGCGCAACTATGTGGAGTATCATATTATATATTGTATGAAGTTTCTCCAGAACTTCATCCTTTTTGAGCCACTCTCTCATGAGGGTGGTTTTTGTATTTACACACAATTTAAAATTTTTTATAATGAAATAGACGATGTCGAATCGTCAAAAATATATTACTTTTTCACAGCCACTCTTAGGAGTGGTTTTTTGTTAATAAGTACATTAACTTGCTTTAAATAATATTAGTGTTACTCTTGAATAAGAGGTAGAAACCCAATCTACTTCTTCTATTTACAAGAGACCCTGAATCTCTATTCTTTCAATCCGCTTTGGGAAGTGGAATTCTATTTTGATTAATCTATATGTTTGATAAGTTTATCAAACGTACCATTTTTTACTATACATTGGGCATCCTTCCTTTCAAAGGGTGCCCATTTTTTAAATGTAATAATATTAGATAACAAATCTATGTACTTGTCATGTTTCGATGATAGGGTAGGCACTTATGTGCTTGCCCTATTTTTTGTGGTATAATATAGGTACACAGAGCCTTAGCGCTCATCAAAATTTCACATCGGAGGTCGCCATGTTCTGCGGATATTGGTTGGCGTGACTGTTGCTGACGGGTAGCGCTCGAAACCTCCATACATAATGATTAATTAGAGGGTTCTAGTATATCTTGAATATATGTGGAACTCTTTCAACCACCCACACATGTCACTGGGTGGTTGTTTTTTGTTCGCTTATATGTTCTGTCTATTCATTTTTTAATAACTTGTGTATTATATATTTAATTATATAAAAAAGGGGTATAGGAAATGGAATACAGAGAAGCAGATCAAAATGAAATAATTTCAGAAGATGTTTTTTATGCAAATTCTATGGGATTTAATTTAAATGAAGATGAACTTATATTAACATTTGAACGGAGAATACCTGGTGTAAAACCTGCTAGCCAAACTATAGTTGTAAATCCAAAAGCAATGAAAGCTTTAAGGGATGGAATGGATGGTTTAATTAATTTTTACCAAGAAACTTACGTTAATGAAAATGTGAATGAAAATGATAGAGACTAAAATAATAGATATAACTAACAATAGTCGAAATAAACATGGTAAAATGTTCATGACAAATAAATTCCAATATGATAAAAAGAAAAGAGTCGCTTCTGGTGACTATTATGGCGGTGATATTATGAATAACGATTATATATCAAGACCAGAATTCGAACTACATCAAAGACACATGGATTCAAGGTTTGATGCTATAGATGAAAAATTAGATCTTACAAAAGAATCCATAAGTAGTGAAATAAAAAATGCAATTTCTGAGTTAAAAGTTGAAATAAACAAAGATAAAGTAACTGAATCAAAGTTTAGAACAGGTATAGCTATACCTTCTATTATAAGCGTTGTCTCTATAATAGTGACTGTTTTAATAGCATTTTTTTCTTAACACTCACCAACTGGTGGGTGTTTTTTATTGTGATAAGATAGTGGTAGGGTCTAATTAATTAGACCTGTATGAAAAAATCAAAAAATAAATTGGCCACTCTTTTGAGTGGTCATTTTTATGTTTCAAAGTACTTTTATGGGGTAAAACATGTTGTCTTGCTTGCAATATTATATTATGAGGTGATGTAAGAAAAGTAATTAATATTGTGAATTTTGTTATGATTAATTTAGAAAATGTACTTGTCATAGGAGAGAGCGTAGGAATATGCTTTCTCTTTTTATTTATACATATATATTTGGCTAGCCAAGAAGATACTGGATTTAGTAATATTAATTTGCTAGATATTGTGGAGATAAAATAAGCCCACCTAAATGAATAGGTGGGTTGTTTTACGCCAATGTTACGCCAATAAGAATATAGGGCATTCCGTAAACACTAGATGACAAAAGGGTTTAAAGTACTTAACAATTTACAAAAAGAATCCCTCCGTTTCCGTAAGAAAAGAACTCTCGTTAAATTGACGTAAATGAAGCGTTGGTTTAACGGGAGTTTTTTGTTTTGATGAGCCTACTTTATTAATTGTTAAAAAGTTAAGGGAATATACTAATATGAGAGTTTTCGTATTAGTGGTAGGGTGTATATGGTGGTCCCCCTTAACCACCGGAAAGTATCTTTTCGTAGCCATCCTTCGGGATGGTTTTTTTATTTTAAAGACACTACTATTGTTTATTATATATCGACGAGCATGCAT